ATTATCGGAAACTGTGGTGAATCCAACACTTCCTAGCGATCTTTCAATCTTCAGCAGAAGACGATTTAAATCGGTCAAAGGCTGCTTGAGCAAATTCGCTTTCAGAGTTATCAGCGTCTTGATAACCAAAGGGGATTGTGTAGGTTTCTTCATGCGGCATTCCTCCCCATTTTCTTACAAAGTACTCTGTGTTCTTTCGGAAGTTGTGATGATGCATCATCTTCCGCTGAAAATCAAAAGCCGTAAGCGTGGCGCTTACACGATGAAAGTAGGAAGGATCTTCTACGTAAGCAGTAGGCAAACCCATTAACTTCATTCGATAGTGATAGTCGTTGTCTTCAAAATAAGCTGGCCAAAAGTTCTCATCAAACTCCCCCACCTTTTCAAAAAGACGTGTGTGCATACCGTAGAAAGAAAACGCGTTCTGACCGGAAAAGCACACAAAGTCGTGCTCTCTCATCTGCTCTACAAATCGATCAAGTACGCCGGGATAAAGAATAATGTCATCGTTAGCGACAACAACTGCGTCAAAACCGTCGCGTGCTGCTTCTTTGATAAAATGATTCCATCCATTAGCAACTCCCAAGTTGTTTAAAGACACAGAGACTTTACATTCCGAGAACCTGTTCATCTGTGTAATCAACTCGGGAACATCGAAGGGATCGGCAATCTCCGCGTTGTTGTACGTCAGTGCACCTACCTCACTAATGTGAATGTGCACGCCGTCAATTAGTGACGGATCCAGACTGGGTAAGTGTTGGTCCACTACCCATTCAAACTGATTAAGAGTAAGTATGCAGTACCGTATCTTCACTCAATCCCTCCATGTTGCAATACCGTCCGAATTTATGTACATCCACTGTGACCAACACTTCTGCGATGCCTTCCAATGCTTCCACCCTTTACCGTCGTTCCAGACAGATCTGAACATTTCATACTGAATATGCTCAGGGGCCGATCCGGCAGACCTGTATTCCCAGATCACATCTTCCCATTGCTCACCGAACGCTTTTTTCAGCATCCACGGTTTTTCCAAATTCCACATCCAGTAGGAGTTGAATTGAAACGCACCGGTGTCGACTGTGCCGTTGTCGTTAAAGTTTGAAGCTCTCCACGACACGCTGCCCAGAGTTTTTGTGTTTCCTGACTCGCAGGCGGCTATCGCGGCCGCCTGCGGGGTTACCTCAATTGTTGAGCATTCCATGCTGCAGGCCAGTGTAATTATTGTTAGTAGTTTAAGCACCATTATCCTTGTCCTTCCTGGGCCGCCCTCGCTTTTTTGCTTTTGGTGCTTTTGCTTCTTCCTCAGATACTTCTTTTGCCAGAGAACCATCCGCATTATACAGAGTCGCTGATGGGGAGAAAGTCCTCATCACACACTGTGTTCCATCTCGCTTCGTCACCAACCACGCTTTTGAGTAGTCCATGTCACCTCCTATTAACGGAGTATATCACAGCGGTAAAAGCAAAGCAACTAGCTATGCGGAACGTGCCTCAGATCACTTTGTCGTTGTCTGTCGTGTTTACGCGTCTTCTGAATCGTCGACTTGCTTAATGTCAATCTCCAGCGAAGCCGAAGTAGCCGGATTAAGCACATTTTTAACGTCGCGCTCATCAAGGGTGTCAATGTACATTGAAACCTCTTCCTTAATCAGTGAAAGAAGTGCCGCCTGCGGATTAACAATCTCCTCGGCATGCAGCATCTTAAATACACCTTGATACACAACCTGAGAAGTTGTAAAAATCACAGTGAGCGACGTAAGCAAGTTACCGAAGTCAAATGTACCGACTGCCAAAAGCTGAGCCATTGGTACAACCGCAGAAGCTGCAATTGAAAACAGAAAAGCCACCAAAAACTTAAACTGACTGGACCAGGATGTCTTCTTAAGCCGCGAAACAAACACAGGGATGACAATACCGATAAGAACTGTGTACAGGTTTTCCATTGATTGAGATTCCATAAAGATGTTCTCCTATAACCGAATAAAATATACTTAAGTGAAAATTGAACTAATTAACTCGTTCGCGAGTCAATAAGATTCTTAACTTTCATCTCCAAGTCTTGAATACGATCGAGCATTCGTAATTTTTCGTGCTCCATCTGCTGTATCTTCTGCTCAAGTTCCATTTGTTTTTGGCGCTCTTGCAGATTGTCGCTAAGTAGTTCTTCGTTCTTTTTCCGAAGAGACTCGTTATCATTTTCAAGCGACTCTATACGAGAGAGTAAGCTTTCTTGAAACTTTGTGTTTGCGTCCTGACTGCTTTTCTTAAAGCCAACCCAGGCGAGAAGCAGCGTTACAAGTGCGCTAACAATTGCAGGCATTGTGCTTTCTTCGCTCATACAGTTTCTCCTAATTCAATTAGAGATGCGTGTATGTATCCAGCCCAGTTAGCATTATACCACAAATTGTTGTTATTGTAACTTGCCCCTTCAGTTGGATTCTTGTCTACAACAACAACCGAGCCTTTCGGATAAACTCCAATAATATTGTTACCAAATTCTGCCCGGCTTCGTACATTGCAGTTAACAGTCAGTTTGGCTAATCGATATTCCTTGTTTAAGTTAGATGACCACTGCTTAAACTGTGCGTCTGTAAATCCGGAAGGATCAATTTTTCTACCGGCCGGGCGAGCAATAAATCGATGTGTCACCATCTCGAGATTGGAATAAACGCGTGCTAAACGTGTTAACCCCGCGTACATAAACCCGTTCCAACTAATTTCTTTAGGAGTAAAATGCACTTCCACACCTATTGAACTAAAATTACTGTATGCGTCCTTACTAACCTCACCTGCATGCCATGCTACATAGTTTTCTGGCGCCAGTATTTGATAAATGGTGCCGTCTTTTCCAACTAAGTAATGAGCAGACACGTTAGGGGATTTGACAAGAAAGGAAAGCTCAGCCAGGCTGCGTGAATTCGGTGCACCGTTCGTGGTGTGCACAACAAACGATTTGTAGGGATCATTGCTCTTCCGGAGGCTGTACCCTTGTCCCGGGGACATTACCAGGTTCTTCTGGTGTTCCGGGTTCTTGTTGATTTGTGTCATCAGCTTGTACCTCAAAACTTATTTTTTGCTGCTCTTCCTCGTAAGTCGTCCCGTAAAGTTGGGAGATTGTATCCTTGCTAATAGCGCCAATCTGCTGAGCTTGAATAGCAAATTGGGTTAGAGCGGTCATGTCCTGAAATTGAATTGGACTGAAGTAAGGTTTGGGCCAGGTTGCCATGTTATTTCTTTCGGCAAGATCTTCGTAGAACCACTCAATCCAACTCAGAATGCGTTCGCGAACTTCCGTAAGTGTTGACATCGGACCTAAGGTAGCTATTCGGCTATCTGAAGAGTTACTACGCAGAGATTCGCCGACTGTAAGAATACGGGGAAAACCCATAGCGAGAAAAATGTCTGCGTTTGGTTCCGCATACTTAGATTCATTAAGCAACGCGTCAAGTGGCGGTAGCACCCATTGGATATCTACCGTGTGATTGGTAAATAAATTAAAAACTCGATCTCCCGATGCCGATGCCTGCGCGATTGCCTTTTGAGTGGCCTCGATGTCATCGTCGGTAGCCGGATACTCGTCGCTGCCTATCTTAACCTGCCGCAGAAGCTCAATAGATCTGGAGACAATCGTGCGGTCCATTATTTTCAAGTATTCTTTGTGCTGCATGGCCGAAAGCGCATTTTGAAGATAAGGTACTGGATAGTCTGTGTACGAAGTCAAATCTCCGTAAATAGCTCTACTATCGGTAAGCGGGAATATACGCTGGCCGTTCTGCACAGCGCGTACATATTCAGGTGATTGTCGAAGTAACTCTTTGTATGCTTCCGTGTCGTCTGTACCGTCTAAGCGCTTTCCCTTATGCTGGATAAAGGTAGCTTCCTCTTCAGGTATTTGTAAGTAAATCCCACGTTGCATACCGGTTGGCCGCTTACGCAGTTTAATATTTGCTACGTTCCGCACCCACATCTCGTCCGGTACTTCTACTCTTTTTCGACCGAGTGCTGGATTAAGTTTATTCATCATAATTGTTTTGTAAGTAATCCCTGGGACAACTAAACCGTGTACAAAATACTCAGTCGCCATTAGCTTCAGAAAAGGTTGTATTTTTTCGGCTACTGCATCAAAAAATAGGGCGTTAACGTCATCACTTGTTTTCTTATTTCGAAGTTTAGTGACGCCTAGATTGACTAGTCGGTTAATAACCGTACGTGCGATTGTGTCTCGCTCATAAAAGTACCGACAAAAAACAATCATTTCGTGATACGTATACCGCTTCGTATTATCGAACGGTTGATTAAGTGGATCGTAGTAACCTACTACATTTAAATTGTAAGTAAAAATTGGATTTGGCGAAAAACCCGCCACGGCTTTACTTGAAAAGGATTTATTCATAATCACCTCACTGTGTGATAGGCTGCTGATCGTGCCAATGTGTTGCTTTTAGGAGCAACCACCGGAAGACGAAGTGCGCCAATAAAACAAAGATAGCTTGCGTAGATGTGGTCATCATTACTCTCACCGTGTCCGCGTGGGGATACGACGTAGTAGTGCATGTGTCCTGAAGCTCTGCGTTGTCGAGCTACGCGCTCTAACTGTGAAATACCCTCAGCGTCTACCTCGGAAAATACAAGATTCCCGTTGGTAATTTGACGAATTAACTCAGTGGTTGCCCAAGCTTTAAACGACTCAGTTATTTCCTGTTCGTCGGAGATAGAGCCTACGCCCACCTTTTCGTTGAACTGAATTGCTTCTATTCTGGCTGCGTAATTACTTGAGGCGAATTCGGGACGAGTTTTAAGACTCTGTACAATTCCTGCCCCTCCGCCGCCAGCTCCTACGTCGATGGCGATTCTGCTTGCGTTGTACCCGCGCGCGAGGTAGTCTATAATTTTTTCTTGTTCCGGATAGTCAATACGCTGTATTCTGTAACGAACCAGCGAATGCCAAACATTATCAATCAATCCAATTACTTGTATAATTGTCGGATCGCTAAAGCCGGTGTCTATTGCGAAAATAACGCTGTCGCACTTGGGTATCTTGACGACTGGCAAAGCCTCTTGATATGTTCTACCTTTATCTTTTTCGTTGGAACTGTATCGATACGTGTAGAAATCAAACGGCAGTATTTTCATTTGATCACGAGAAATAACCTGGAACGAGGGAGATCCGTGCTTACCCAGAATTAACTGCTGAAAGATATCTGCAGATTCACCACCGTATTTAGACAAAGCATCGTCCCAGTCCTCTTTTGTAAAGTAAGGGTTATTTGGTGCGGGAATACGGTACTTCTTAAACTTTGGTGTTTTTACGTCTAAGACATACAAAGCCGTATTTCTCATTCCGTTAGGAACACCGAAGTATCGTTCTTCCACTTTCGGTTCCCAGGTATTTAGCGTTGGCTGCATTTGATCAAATGCAGGCATGGGAAACAGCTGAAACTCGTCTCCCATAATTTTGGGAATGTGAAGACCAACCAAGTTATTTTCACCGCGACTGCCTGCAATACGCGCATTTAACCGATGTCTTCGAGTACCCATTTGAAAGTCTAACGTACCTT